CTCCATGGCCACGCCTGAACTGTTCCCCGCAAAGTTTTTGTCTGTTAAGTTGGGTACATGCGAGAAGGTGTATATGTCCTCTTTAAGGGCCTGTCTCAGTACTTCCATGCCGCCTTCATCAAGGGTCCTTGTCAGATATTCAGCTCTGGCGTCTGAGTCAAGCTCTAACAGTTTCCGCTTCTTAAGGTCATTCAGAGCCTCATCGGTCTCATCTTCGGTGTCTCCCATGATCGCGCCGTATAAAACAAGGATGGAGTCAATAAACTGCTCCTTGTCCTTTACACGGTCCCCGGTCATCTCGTTATATGCGTCTATAAGCGGGATCTGTTGCTGGAAGTCTCCGACGCAGAACTTATTGTTCCTGACCTCTAAAAGCGGGAGCAGACCGATGTTGTGCGGTTCTTCGCTGGATTCCACCTCGATATCGCCATTAAGGACCCAATTCTTTATGACGGTATCCGTTACCGTCATCACATAGGTCTTCGGGTCCTGCGTCTGTGCCGCATCATCTATCTTATAGTAGTAATAAACGCCGAACAGTTTCTTGTGGACGATGGTGGTGTCATAGACTATGAATGCGTGCTCCGGATCCAATGCCTGGACTGCCAGTTCTGCTTCGCCTTCGTCTGCGTACCAATACTCATATGATCTGCCGGCTATGGACAGCATGAGCGCGTTGTCCTGGTCTACACTGTCGACGTCGGCATACTCCAGCGCCTCCGTCAGCGTGTCTATGTCCTTTCCGTCCTTCGCCTTGTAAACGATGGGATTGCCCAGGAAGTATCCCGCCGCAGTGTCCGCAATGTCCTTAGCGTGGTTACATACTACGGTATCGCTGTCTCCCTGCTCACCCAGATAGTACTGTTTGCATTTGGTGACGTTCGGCTGGATGTCTTGCTCAAACACCTGGATAAGCTTATTCAGATCCTTGGCGTTAAGCTCACCGTTTTCAAATTTCTCCCTGTCGTAAGTTATGATTATCTCTTCAGCCATTACCTCAGTCCTTTGCCCTTTTTGTCTTTAATAATTGCCTTTGATTTAACTAATATCGTATGCACGAAGTACCTGGAAGCGTCCATGGCGTGGTCGTTAGCCTTTATAGGCGCATCCTCGCCTCTGTCAGCAGCTTTCGGGTCCCATGCGTATTGTCCATACTCTTCTATTGTGTGTTTGCACTCCTGAACGTATTTGATGCGCTCTTTATTCAGTAAGACGGATACCTCTCTTATACCGTCCGAAACGGCGTTTTTAGCCTTCACTACTGTGATGTTGGATTCCCGAACCGCAGCTATAAAAGACGCCGCAGAGGGGTCGATTATGACCGCCCTCACACGTGTATCGCCTATGAAGTCTTTCAGGTCTTTCACGTATTCCGCATCTGTCTTCTGTTTCTGCTCTGTGCGTCCGGAATAGTAGTATTCCTTAGTGCAGTACCAGATTCCGTCCACACCTTTTGTCCATAACAAAAAGACCGTGGCGTTCTGGGTACCATAGTCACAAGAAATATAGTTTACTTCCGTCAGTACGCTCTGCTTCTTTCCGTCTTCGTCTATGTAATACAGATCTTCTTTATTGACGACGTGCTTCTCCGGGTCGAACATGTCATAAATGATACCTTCTGCGATAACCCAAAGGCCTTTTATATACCTGGAATAAAAGACGCCTGTATATTGCCCTCTGTACCTCTCTTTGATCTTCTCTGACAGACTCAGGTTGTCGTCCATAGTGAAGTGGAGATATAACAGATCCTGACTTTCTTTTCTGTCTATCCAGTCCTTCTTGAACCAGTGCATCGGTCCTTCAGGGTTGCAGTTGAACCAGAACTTGGAGCCATCAACAGAGCATCTGGCCGTTGCCTGATTCACAAAGCTCTGGGGCATCAGTGCGACTTCGTCAAACAAAAACCCGGCAAGGGTCACACCCTGTACCAGGTCCTGCGATGCTTCGTCTTTACCTCCGAAGATATAAAACGTGTTCGTATGCCCTTTGAAGTAAACGATCATAAGGTTGTCGCCGCGTTTATAGTCAAAGCGGATGCCTCTTGATACAAGCATCTTACTAAGCGGTGACAGTACGTTTCTCCTGAATGATGCTATCGTCTTTCCTGCCATTCCAAAGCTATGCCCGTCAAAGGTCGTCATTGCCCATAGGACGAATGATAGACTCATGCATACTGTTTTACCTGATCTGATCGCTCCGTCTGCTATGATGCCGTTTTTGTCCTTCACAGGGCTGTCTTCCGTCCACCAGTTAAGGATCATCCTTTGCTTTTTGGAAAACGGCTCGAAGTGAAATGGTGCTTTCCTAGTCAACATCGGTCCAGTCTTCCTTTGCTGTGCCCTTTATGGCGTCCATGAATCCGTCATCTTCCATCTCTGATTCCTGCTGTGCCTTTATTGCCTCAAGGTAGGCTTCAGCTTTTGCTTTTTCGATGGCCACTTTCTCCTGATCCATCTTGAGACGTTCTTTCTGAATGATCACTTCATCCAGGCGGGCGTTCATCTTATAATCCTCACCCAGGAGCTCAATGGCCTTGTCTACCATCTTCGGGTTTCCCTGCATGGCCCCCATAAGGATGGCTGCAGTGATCGCTTCCCGGTGTGTAGTCACATCGTACCCGTTCTTGTCGAAGGCTGCCCGGATCTTCTCCGGAGCCTGTTCATCCATCATCAGCTTAAGGCATTCTTTGAAGGTCTTTTTCTCCCTTCTTGCCTTGCCTGACGCTATTCCTGCACGTCTTGCGCTCTCTCGGCGTTCACTCGGCGTTAAGTCCTCATTCTTTATTAAGTTGTCTGACGCCTTGTGTTCTCCCATTCTTATACTCTAAAAACGCCTCTCTTCTCTGATCATCCGTGAGAAAAAAGGCGTTGTTTTTGATGTAACTGTTGTAAATAACCTTTTCGTACTTATGCTTATCATCTATCCTGTCTACCACGGGCTTGAGCCTCTTAAGGTGCTCTATAGCAAAGCCCAGGTATTCACATACTTCCGGTACGAGGAACTTCCCGATTTCCATTGGCAGCTTTGATTGAAGCGTGTATTCCACGAACTCATCTGCGGTCATCCGTCGCCACCTGAAGAGGCATCTGCTCTTGTCGTGCTTTCTAAACTGCATCACGTTCTTATAGAGTTTCGGTTCGTCCTCAAACTCTACCTCGTCAATGTCTGATGGATGGAAGTCGGGATAGCCTTCAAAGAAGTATGTTGAGCCGACCTTAAAGCGCAGTCTCTGTTCTGCCTGTTGCGTAGTAGATTTGCTCATACGCCAGTTTCCTCGTGGGTGATATGGTCTTGTTGTTTATTCCTCGGCACACTTTCACATTCTGCACATAGTTCGAAGTATTTCCTCCCGATGTGTTGAAGGTCAGCCTGGTCACATTGTCCTCGATTTCGATGTATCGATAGTAATTCGTGAAGACGATATTCCCGCACATCTTGCCGATATTTATATATGAGCAATAAGTGCCGAAGGAGATGCTGCTCGACCCGTTCCCGATGTTGTTGGAATAACTCCATTGCTGAAGGACGATGTTGTTGCATGAGTCGCCGATCTTCTGTGTGGAGTTGAATGTGCCGAAGTTTATATTTGAGCAATTCAATCCGCACTCGCATCCGTCGACGCCGTTCCCCATGAGATCACGGCACCCCGCTCCTATCTTTGCCCGCCCCATGGAGCTGAATGTCGCCGACCGCACGGATTCGCCGAATGCGGAACTTGAAAAGTTTATTCCGCAGATATTGGACGAGCCCGCTCCAAACACATTTCCGTTGGCACTTGATAGGATCGTTATATCAATACAGTTGTGCCCGAGGCGGTTTCTGTTCGCGTTCTGAAGAACTATGTCATTGACGCCTCTGATGTTCTTCCCCTTCGGCGATAAATAAATATACGGGTTGATCTCGTTGTATGTGCACTCGCCGAAAAGTGAGCCGTCTCCTCTTCCCTCTGCGTCCGCGAATGTGTACCAATATTTGAAATTGGAGTTTGGCGTGATCTGATAATTGCCATCCTGGTATATGTAAAGATTGCGGAGGGACGAAAGAAGCGAAAGCTCGACCGATGCCGCCTGGAATCGTTTGAACATCGCGTTCTTGAAGTCATACGGAGCCTCGTTCCCGAACTCGTCCTTCATGTAATAGATGACGCCCTTGCCGTCTGTCTCCGCCCAATCGAAGAGGTCTTTGTCATTATCGAGACAATATTTCAGCTCCCATGCATTCATATTGACCGGGACGATCTTGGTCTCGGGAATGGGTGAAACGATCAGTTCACCATCCTCGACCACTATCGGGGTCAATGCGTATTGCATCATGAAGACCCACTCGTCATCGTCGGCGTTGAACTCGTACTTTGACCACATGTCATACTCGTCGCCGTCGATGTCATATGTGCCCTCGTAAAAATACGCGTCGTCATAATCGGGATCGTCGAAGCTATACTCGCCCGTGTCCGTCTTGTATAGCACGGGGACATCGATGCCCGTGTCGGGGTGCGGAAGAATGCCCGAATCGCAGAACTCGTCAGAGGCGTGAAGGTCGTCCTGGTGATCCATCGGTTCGTCGCCGTATGAATCGCCGTAATCGTCCACATACAGAGTATAGAGCCATTCGATGCCTCCCTCGGTCACTTCCCTCTCGAAGTAATGATCGCCGGCGTGCTTACACGCATAAGCCGACTCTGAAAGCATTGATTCAGAGATCGCCAGGAGAACGATGTCGAATTGGTGTCCTCCGCTCTGCATGTTGAGTTTGGTCGTGATAAAATTGTAATCCGTGATGCGGTAGTACGCCCCTGGAGTAAGTTCGCCGTTGTCCCTGGTCTGTCTTAACTCTGCCCATGTGGTCGCGATCATGTTCGAAGGCGTCAGCCCCTCGAGCATCTCGTCGATCGTGTCGGCGTTGTAATAGTCGTCGAGTTCGCTCTCGACATAGTTCTCCGTCTCCTGGGCGGTGTAGTAGGCATCGAGTGCGCCGTCTCCTAGGAGTCCTAAGTCCTCAGCAGTTTGGTCTCCTATGAGCTCCAAACCGTTGATGCTGGGTTTATTCGCCAGTTGCTCATAGTCGGTGGATCCGGAGAAGCTCACGAGATCCTGTACATCGAACTCTGTCTCCGTGTTCTCGATATCCAATAAGGGTTCATCCTCGCTGACGTCCATGTTATATAGTGACTCTTCGGTATTCAATACCGTTTCTATTTCGTTTTCTTCAAAAGTCACATTGTTATCATCAATAACAACAAAATCAACCGACATACTCTAGTACCTCATCAAGAAGATTTGCCATTATTTCAACCCTCTTGATATTCGTTGCTCCTCTTACTCCCGCCTGTGAGATCCAATTCACCTGGACCTTTGCACTTAGGTTATAGTTAAAAGATGCGGACTCTGCCTGTGTCAACGCAAAGGATATCCTTGTGTCCGTCCTCTCGCCCACCGTTACTGCGGTCATAGTCAGATCCGTTCTGCTTTTCGTCAGTTTCCGGCTCCCTTGCTTGAGGGTGACATATGCCTGACACGAAGTTATGTCCGCTCCTTTTATTGTTAGTGTTATCGTTGGTGTCGTAAAGTTGATCATGCTTTTCTCCAATACAAAAGGCGCCTTGATAGACGCCTTTGATTCCGGTGTTATTTCTTAGCCTTCTGTGTAGTCTTCTTTTTAGGCTTCTTTTCGGCCTTCTTCGGTCCTTCAGGGTACACGTCTGTGTTGTACTCGCCCAGACCAAACTTCTTTCTTATTTCCTCCGGGAAATAATCATCCGGTTCTCTGTAAACGATTTTCTTTGTCATCTTGTGCCTCCTGCGTATTTATTCAGTACGTCAACTATTGTTCTGCTTTCTCTTTTTGCTCTGTTGCCGTTGCAGTAAACATCTGCAAAAGCTTCCGCAATGGCCTCTGATTCATTCTTCAGTGCATATCTTGAGATCCTGGCAGCCCAGTCTGACGCTCTTCCTCTGTATCCGTCTGATCTCTTTGCTTCCTGAACTATGGTCCTGGAAGCCTTCTCAAATGAAACCCCCATTTTCTGTGCGATTTGACCGGTCAATGCGTGCCCCATCTCATGTGAGATAACAGCTTCTGTTCCAGTCTTGTTGCCTCTCGGTGGGTGGAATTTAGTATGAACGCATTCGTCATATGAGCCATCTATCTTTACAGAATCAAAGTATGCCTTTGAGAGGCCAACATTTCCGCTTGCTTGGTCATAGTAGCCCATTACCGTTGCGCCTGATCTAAAAGTACCTATTTCTGTGTCAACGGTCAGTCCATATTGATCTCTGACATCTCTCAAAACAGTCAGTGTTTGATCGACTTCAGCACGTTTCCTCTCCCTCTGGGAAATAAGATCGTCAACTTTTGTTGGGGATGGTCCATTTCCACCGCCTTCCCAGCCTGCACTTGCTCCTCTTCCTCCCATATTATACTATCCTTTCTCGGTTCATTCAAACCATTGTTCTTTCCACAATTTTATTAAACAAAAAGTGCCCTTTTGGGCACCCTCAAAAAACACAAAAGGCGCGTTGCTGCGCCATTAAGGAAACGCCCCGATTTCAACGGGGGCCTCGACTATCATCGCATACTCACACTATACTACGTTTCCTTTGATGTAATTATCCCATATTTTATTAACACGGTCAACCATTTTCTTCTCCTCTGGTGTAAGGCTTGCCGAACCTTTTGCGCTATCGTTTTCATTGTGCTCATAGCCATGATGTGTGTGCGGCATTTCCCCTCTGTGAGGATGCAATAAATCAATCGCCTTGACTTTTTTGTTGTCATTATCATAATACGTAATGTATTGTGGCTGAGTTTGTTCTGCATTCAATGTCACATAGACTCTGCCTCGTGTCATAGTCTCCTTAGGCGCTTTTACCGATCCCGGAGCGTTCTGTACAACAAATTTTATATTTCCAGAAGTAAGAACTGTATGATATTCGGTACCGTATTTGTGTAATGGATTCCCATTTTTGTCCTGGCTCCATCCACTGCTTGCTCCACGTCCGCCCATTATTTGCCTGACATCCTTTCTGTTGTGGCATTCTCGTAATATTTTACTTCTATATCACCATAGTCATATTCGACTGTACCGCCATATACTAATAAGCGCTTTGGTCTTAGCTGTGATATCATCGCATCCATGCCATCTCTCCATATCTGTGTTGCTTCCGGATCCAGCTTGACTCCGATCGTGCTGACCGAAAGTGTAGAGTTGACCGGCAATCCATCGAAACAGAACTGGAATGTTGCAGGTTCTGCCCAGGATACAGTAGGTATGACATTAAGCCCACGCCTCTGCATTATCTGGCCTATCAGCCTGGACCTGTAAGTATTCCACACCTTCATGGCCATAGGCATATCCAGATATAACGAGAAGTCCGGCGTAAAGGCGCACTGGAACTCTTTAAGCTTGTCTATGTACATGTCTGGTCTGTTCCAGATCCGCTCAAACTGGTAGTCATCCACATAGAAGTGGACTCCAACGTTTTTGTTTGTAGCCGTGAGCATGTAATTGAAGCTTATAATGTCATCCGGAATCACGTCACAAGGCTCAAGGGTAGGCATATCGTAGAAGCCTTCACACTCGGTATAATCGAACTCTGACAGGTTATATGCGTCATATGTTCGTTCCCTCTCGTCCCCGTAGTATCCCTCGTCCTCTTCCGGCTCTTCAAAGTCCAGCTTGAACTCATCTAACTTGAAGTCTATCTTCTCAAGCTCAAGTTTAAGTTTCTTCTGATCCCACTCGGATTCCTCTGCGGAACTGTTATCAGCTATCCTGAAGCCGATCTTTCCTTCTTCATCCAAGTGGTCCACTCTGATGCAAGGGACCTGCTCAAGGCCTTCCTTTCTCGCAGCTATCAGCCTGCCGTGGCCGGAAAGGATAACGTCATCCTCGTCTATGATTATGGGATTTATGAATCCATACTCCTCAACGCTCTTTTCCAGGCGCTTTATGCTTGTATGCTTCCTGGGGTTGTTCTCGTATGGAATTAAGCTGTCTATGTCTCTGTATTCAAACTTTATGCTCATAATGACAAAGGGCACGTTGTTAGCGTGCCCCTATAGGATGGATGTTTGGATGAACTTTCACGCTAACATAATAGCACATGTTTTTTGCCCCAGTGGGGCAACTTTAGTGGTTTTCCTATATTTTTTAGATCCAATGCATGTTTCTGGCCACCTCGAAGACAAATCTCTGCTGCCATCTTGTGTAGGTTCTCCTGTCTGCGTCAAACGGGAATCGCTGCCGATACACGACATGGTTCCATACCCCATCCATGTACTCGTATGGTATTGCCAGCTTAGCCTTGTCCACGGCCCTGATCCGTTCTGCTATGGATGACAACTTGATTGCTTTCATTGCGGTAGGATCCCCCGTCTTGTTCGTCTTGTTCCCTGGTACCTCAGAATCAGGGCTCATCCCCTCGCCCAGACGGTCATCATACTCGGTCTTCAGTCGGTAATAGTCCCGTATCATTGAAATTGTTTGCCTCCATAAATTGTTGGGCAGTACATAACTGCCCTTTATGGGATTATAATCTCTCATCTTCCTCTATCAGTTTCCCCAGCTCCCTCATGAACACATACCAGCAGTTGCTGTGCATATCCAGTTCCTTTGTCCTGCCATCAATTATGATTTCAGCCTGGACACGGAGATCAACAGGCTTTATCACCTTTTTGCAAATGTCGCAATAGTACTCCCTCATTTTCTGCCTCCGAACATCTTGTTAAGAATGGACAGAATAATCAGTGTTCCGCAAATAATAAGTGTGATATATACTCCGCTTGTCATCATAGCTCTTCCTCCTCTATCATTTTTCTTACCGCCTTACAGCGGGGACAATAAAGATCCTTTATGTGGCCTTCCTCACGTTTCCTGCCGCGATATCGTGGAATGGGGAAATCCAGGCCGCATTCAGGGCATTTGAGATGGGATATGTACATATTCCCCTTGCTTGAGATCTGAGGCTTCTTTCTCATTTAATCCTCCCCGTCCACTGTATAAACCGGTCATAGTCCTCCGGGAAGTCGAAGTCATCGGTCTCATCGTGCCAGTAGACGTCATATTTACTCAGATCTGCGGGATTTGATGAATGCGTGATTATATCCGAAGCTCCGTATAAGAACCGGTTGATGCTCCAGTCATTTCCCGTAGGCATTCCGTTATCCACGAGCTCGTTGTATTCCTTCAGCTTGCGGATCCACCAGTCCACGTTGGTGACTTTGTGGATGTATCCTTCACCCCAGGGCTTCCCGGTGTAGATGTTCTCGTGGGGACAGCACCAATGCAGCCATCCGTCTTTTGCCTCCCTTGTAAGGCAGTCCCGGATGATTGCATCGGTATAGAAGCAGTCCCCATTTAACAGAATGAAAGGTTCCTTGTACCGCTCGGCTATCTCAAGGAACAGATGGCGCTTATTTCTGCTCGTGAACTTGTCGTTCTTGGCATCGCCTTTGAAGTCGCCTATGATGGTTATATCTTCAGCTCCGTTCTTACGGCACTGGCGGATCATACGGTCCAGCAGTGTCTCACCGTCTATCTTCAGGAGTTGTTTGGGGGCACCCTGGTAGTTCCCCCAGCGCTTGCCGTCTCCGCCGGCTAATATCAGTATCTTCATCGTGACTCCTTGAATATCTTAAGCAGTAGATCCTCATACGGATCCATTAAGCAGTTCTTGATGATTCGGAGAAGGATATCCTTGTCTATTTTGCCTTCCAGCTTCTGGATCTCATATATGAGCATTTCCAAATTAATGCAGGTCATCGGCTCTCCTTTCTGCTTCTATAATAGGCGTTTCTGTAAATGCCCTCTCTAACATATCGTTAAATTCTTTTGCCTCATCAAGAGCAAGGTCTTTGTATCTGTCAAGCCATCCCATCTGCCAGCATCGAAACAGTATATTATCTATTACTTTCATTTCCTCGGGACTTGACTCGATGTTTGTTGATTTGATTAAATCTTCTTTTGCCCGATCTATAATGACAAATCGGTTATCAGTACAAATTTCTGCCGTCATTCTTTTCTCCTTTCTACGTAGCATATCCTTATATGCTTGCATTTCCTCATCGGTCAGTTCTCTCTGTTCTTTAAATATGCTGATAGCATTATCTCTCATCCCCATATCATTCCTCCGCTTCTAATATGGTCGGTGCACCATACTCGCTAAAAAACATCCATACTTGATGCTTTGTAAATGCTTCTCTTCCATCATCCGCAAGATGCTTCATTGAGTCATCCGCATCTATCAGCCTTCCGTGTGGTGTGGGTATCTCAACGAGTGGGCAGTCGGGGTTTCTATCTTCGATATGTGTCAGTCTATCTCTTAAAGAACATAGTCCAAATATCTCGCAGTCAAAACAGTTTTTCGGCATATCAATCCCTTTTATCAGTATGCTCATCGGCTCTCCTTTCTCCGTAGGAACAATATCCATCTTCAAAGACTGGTATCCCCGTCTCTGCCCATAAATAACACAAACGATGGTCTCTATACCACTCTTTCGAATGCTTGCACTCTCCACACCGCACGAGGTCTATCGGCTTGTCAACGAGTAAGTCAAAGACTGCTTTCTCATAAGACGTTATATCCATATCTTGCATATATCCAAACTTCTTCTCGTCAAGTTCTATTTCGATGAGTGGGCAGTTGGCACTTTCGTACTCGCCCAGAGCACATTCAAGTATGAACCCATCGTCATCTGTAAACTTGTCCGTGTACAACCTGCACATCACGCACGACTTAGGCATCTCCATATTCGGTATATATACTCCCATCGATTCCTCCTAAGTTCCCAATAAGTTCTCGGTAAGTTCTCACACATGGGGCCTATTCTCGCCCGGCCCCGGGGCTTAATAGAAGCTGACGGCAATGGTGGACTTTCTCTGCCATATATTTGTATGCGTTTGGTGAATTATGATTTAATCTTAGATTATCGCCGTCAGCGCTCTACCACAGTTTGATTTCTTTCCCACAATACGGGCACCTGGTCACAGTCTTTGGTATGATTCTGAACCATCTTCCACAGTGGATGCAGTGAACCCATCTGGATCCGAAGCATATCGGTTCAGGTGTCCAGCCGCCGTGTAAGTGTTTCTTGAGCCTATCATCCCAGTTCTGCATCGTTATTCTCTCCCCAGGAGCAGAAGTTCTCGTCCCGTGTAGCCCTGTCCATAAGACTGCAGTACGGTCTGCCGTGCGAATCTCTTCTGAGATGTACGCATTCAGAGCACTGTACTATGTCCTCTTTCAGTATGGCTGCCATCTCTTCGAGGTTATCCATGATACGGCTGATATCCTCCATCGTTTTGTCCTTTGGTTCGAAGCGTTTCTTACAAGCCATCTGAGTTGCATAGCGTCCGTCTGTGTGCTTGTAATGCCCATTCTTATACCAGTCCCTCAGGCACTTGGGATGAGTGCAGTTGCCCCATCTGGTGTTACTGTCTTCACGCCTTTGCCAGAACTTGCAATCCTGACACTGCTTGTTTTTCCTCTGCCTGGCGTGAACCTCAACGCATGTATTACCAAGCATCTCACACCTCCATAGTGATTTGGTCGGGCCTCATATCGTGTCCACAATACGGACAGAAGTTCAGCCCTCTGGTGCCGACCTCCAGATCGTAGTAGCGTTTCTGCATTCTGCATTCGCAGACCGGACATGTGTACATCAGCTCGTCCGTGTCCACGGTTATCTTCCAGCCGTAGCGGCCAAAGTCCTTGATCGTCTTATATGCTCCCATCTTGTTGTCCATCTTATTTCCTCACTAAGCTGGGGTGTAGCCTCACAACGGTATCTGTGGCTTTCGGATCCAACGTCTTATTCAGGCAGTCAACAAAGGTATCAGAGATCCAAGCGGTCCTATGCCTACCTTCAATCATCGGTCTGCAATACTTAAACACTTGGCCGTCTATAAGCCTGTAACAGATATTTGTGCAGCCTTTGCAGTCCCACGACTTGAGAGGTGGATCCTTTTGCCTGAATCTAGAAGCCATAGCAATCGCCTATGTCAGTGGCACTCATGCTCACCGTCACATCCTGGTTGATCCAGTCAGGGATGTGGAACGGATCCGCATCCTTCTCATCGATGTACTCTGTCAGCTTGTTGACCGCATTATTGATCGCCTGGACAACTGTCCGTGGGTCCGTGGGATTCTGCATAACGAAGCCCTTTAAGCTTTCCATCTCACTCTCAAAAGCGATCCTGTTAATCGTGTCTTTCTTCACCTTGACCATCTTCATCCTCCTCATCTTCGTAACCGCACAGGTCACAGTCTCCCGGGCACGGCCTGTTATCACATGCCTCCGTCCATCTCCATAAACTGCAGCTCATAATTCCTCCTATCCCAGCGCCCAGGCGCGTGTCTTCTGGAGGGGCCTGAACTCCCCTCGCTTATACTCTTTGCAGTCGGCTACTATTTCTGCCATTTCTTCTGCAACCTCGGGATCACGGCATCTCCGGATCCATTCGTCAGCCTCGTGTAGGCCTATCCTGTACATGTCATGTCCCTTTAGCAGCCAAAGCTCATCCTTCCACGCCACGTAGTAAAGCCCTTTTGCAGCCTCACTTTCTATGGCATACAGATCAGATCTATCCCTGATCCATCTGTCGGCGTATGTTCTCATCCATTCCTTTTCCATCTCTTCGGCCTTAACCTTTCTGCACGGTCCATCTCAATCTCGTTGATGATCCGTGTCTGCTCTTTCAGTTTGCCGACTCTCTCGTACTCGGCGTTCCTGACCTTCTCATACTCAAGCCACTTCTCGCAGTGGGCATGGCATTCGGCGGAACGATCCGGGCACATATAACAAGGTGCTTTAACCATCAGCTATGAATCCTCCATCGATGCCTATTGTTCTCACGTATGAGAAGTAATCGGAGATCGGACGCTGGTCCTTCCGGGCTTTGATCCTGTATGCTGCATACCGCAAGAGTCTGTGATAGCTCTTCTGGTCACTGCACCCCTCCTTTAAGGCTTTCTGCTCCCTGGGTGTCAGTTTTTTGAGAATCGTTATTTCGTCATTCTCCTGATTAGACGATTCGTCAATAACATAATCATCAACATTAACATCAACATCTTCATTGACATTGACATTGACATTAACAGTTGAATTTGTTGGGTTTTGTTGGTTTTGTTCAACAAAATCAACATTTGTTGAATTTGTTGGATTTTGTTGAGCTTTTACCTCAGCACTTTTCTTCCCCGCTTCAGATCTTGCCTCTCTGGTCTTTGTCCACTTCTCATCATCACGGTCCATCCGCTGGCGGATAGGGATAAATGCAAACTTAAGGCCACCCTCGAGCTCCGGTTCTTCCCCTGTCACGTGATAATCGACCATACCGCGGAACAGCCTTCCTATCTCTTCGTCTGTCATCTCATCCAGGGAGTCTTTTATTTCGTCATATACGATGAATGTCCCTTTTGCCATTACTGTGCCTCCACCAACTGATAAATGCGTACTCTCTTCTTGGTCCATTGGCATGTCTTCTTGCCTATGACCTGGACCTGACCTTTTTCCTCCAGCTCCGTAAGCCTCGGAGCTGAGAAGTTTCTTTCGTCCGTGGGGATAAGCCCGATCTCCCACATCTTGTGAGCGACCTCTTTCGCTGTAAGCCCTTCCGGATACAAGCTTAAGATCCCACGGATCTGACGATATCTGATAAGCTTATCTGCAAGGGGGTATCCGTCCCCTTCGTGCGTGTAATAAAAGTCCATCCTCTTACCTCCTTAGAATGGGATATCCTCGGATATCTGCTCATATCCATCCGGCACGTATTCGGTCTCCGGAGCTGCCGTTGGTGTAGTCTCGGGCTTTTCCAGGAACTCGACTCTGTCTGCGACAATGTCTGTGGTATATACCTTGTGACCGTCCTTCTCATAGGAGCCCGTCTGGATCCTGCCGTGGATTCCTACCATTCTGCCCTTTTTCAGGTACTTCTCGCAGTTTTCAGCGGTCTTCCCGAAGCAGATGATGCTCGGGTAGTCAGCTCCTTTGTCCTTGCCACGGTCTATGGCTAGCGAGAATCTTGTTACCGCCATCTGTGTATCAGATGTATATCTTGTTTCAGGGTCCCTTGTAAGACGTCCTATAAGTGTTACTGCGTTCATTGCTGCCTCCATGTTGCTTTCAGATGATCCAGCTCATCCGGGGTCATCGTTTCTATATCTAAATCCTTGCACTCTTCAACCAAACCATCTATGATCCGGGACATTTCCTTTGTGTTATAAGTACTCGTCCCGCTATACGCCCTTATTACACCGTGTCCCAGATCCTCGCAGAACCAGCCGGAAGAATCCTTCCCTTCCGTCCACGCTCTTATGAAGGCCTCCTTAGCCTCGTCCCGGACCATCAGCGTAGTTGAGACGCCGTAGTCCTTTACAAGCCTTCTGTAAACGTCCTGATCAGAACAGTTCAGCTTCTGTGCTACCTTATTTACCAACTGCCAGAAGTAGGCGTTGGCGTTCAAACTGCGCTTTTTACGCTTCTTTTTCACCTCAATGGTAATTTCATCGTCAGGCTTCAAGTCGATGCTCTTGAACCATCCTATGGCCTCCTGGCGGTCCTCATTCCTTATGGGAATGGTGATGTCGGTGCGGCTGTAGAACAGTCCCAGGTCTATATGTCCGTTCAGTCTCATTTCCACTCCTTATACAGCCAGTCAAACTTGTGATATACCCTCTTTTCGTTGGGAAAGTCCGGATAACACATATCCAGATAATCCCGAATCGCTTGCCCGTATTCTTCCCTCTTGAAGCCGTTATCGTAATCGTCATGGCATTTCTGACATAACGTGACGATATTCTCTTCGATGCCTAATCCGCCTTGAGATCTTCGGATATAGTGGGCATTTGGGAGACCCGGCCTGCCGCATAATATGCAGCAGTGCCGGTCTCGCTCAAATACTCGTTTTTTGACTTCGAAAGGAATCATTGTCTTTTTAGTCTCTTGGTGCATCGGGTAGGTCCATCAATAAGTTCATTGCCTGGCCGTACTGAGCCTGAGTCATATTTCCGGGGTTTTCGGGATCTATGCCAATTGCCTGGAGCATCCATCTCTGGGTGACGCCCTTTTGCTTACACATGGCTTTCAGGCCGTCCTTCTCGCTGATTGTGGCAAATAAGGTTTCACCCTTAGTCATCTGCTCACGGATCTCCGTATCGGATTGCCACTTGAATATGACGGAGCCCTTACGGGTGATTTCCAGCTTTGATATCCTTCTGGATCCATTAAAGTCCTCGTACTCGATCTTTGAGACTTTAGTATCGTAGAACTCCCATCTGTCCTTGAGCTTGTATCTGTTTCCGTCGGGAACGGTCTCGCATTGAATGAATACTACCGGGGAAGTGTAGAGCTCTCTTCCAAGCCCCCAGTTAAAGCCGGCACGCTTGAAGGAGTCGGAGCTTTCGCCTTTCTCTGCTTCGGTATTAGACTCGGTTCCGCAATCCCACTTCCAGCACCACTCATCCTTCTTCTCGTCGTAGATCCCGACGCCGCAGTACATGTTGCCTTTTACTTCCTTGTGGTCTCTCTGCCAGTTCATGGGCCCGACCACCTCATCCAGAAGAGCCATGTCCACTCTTGCGTTCTTATACAGAAGAAGTGTGGCTCCCCTCTGTGATACATTCCCCACCCTGATCTCAATCTCATCAGGGTAGAGGCCTCTGAATTTCAAGTTCATCCTTTATCCTCCTAAATCTCGTCTCTTTCAACTAAGCCGTATAAGGCTTCTTTTATTTCATCCGTATTACATGACCAATCTTTGGCCAGTTCGTTGATCGTATCCTGGAAGGCTTCGCTTATTGTTGTCAGACACTGATCGCAGCAGTTTCTTCTGTTCACAATGTAGTACTCACCACACATGGGACACTGATTTGCGATATCGAACTCGCTGGATCCGCATTCAGGGCATACTCCCCAAGGCTCACTTGCCGGGAATCCCCAATAATCTGCGACTCTGGACATTTCCAACTTGGGGCTGTCAAACAATGCCCCGCAGTCTTTGCACTTATACACTCATCCACCTCTTTCTTTGCTTTTGGGAAGCCATATCCAGTACGGTATAGATTTCAGCTGTAAGCTTGTTCTTAATCATTGGCACCGGCACATCCGCTTCCTGCATCTTGTCAACAACTTCGTTTATGAGCCCTACCAGAGTTTCAAGGCTCTGATAACCCTTATCCTTTGCTTCTGCGTATTTCATAGATCTGCACTCCTATCATTAAGATCAGGGTGGGCAACCATGCCCATGCCGTCTTCCAGAAGAAAAGTAATATCATAGCTGTCATGCTCTCACCCTCTTTCTTTTCATGCACTGTCCTGCATACCAGGTGATAAAGTCGTTTCTTTCGATCATATACGGCTCATGCTTGTGTCTCGGAAAAGTCGGGCATTCCGGATCATTCAGCCACCGTGTGACTGTTGCCCTTCCCCTCCCGGTCATACGCATGATCTCGTCAATGCCTATGAGATCCAGTTCTTTCATCGTTCATCCTCCTATTCCTTTGTTTGTTCTCTCTGTCAAGAGAGAACAAGATGCTTTAAACGTAGTTTAGAGCGGGTTTTTCGGTCCTAAAAATCGGACTCGAATTGTTGTAGTATTGAAGCAGAGTGAGATTTAGATAATAATTCTTACTTTAAGTGAGAATATTAGCTAAAAAAAATCGCTGCAACAGTTGTCTGGTAATACTTCGCTATACGGATCTTAACGTCATCACGGGGTACTCTCTTCCCGGTTTCATACATTCCAAGCGAAGATACAGATATTCCAACTGCTTTAGCGACTTCTTCAAGGGTTCTATTACCCCTTAAATCTTTCAAATTCCTACTGTAATTAGAGTTCATTGCTGCCTCCTTTCTAAATTACAATCCGATTATATACTCACTTTGAGTGAAAGTCAATACTAAAAGTGAAATTTTATTTTACATTTTTCACGCAATGTGATATAGTGTAAACAGGAGGTATATAATGGAATTTAAAGATGTATTGAAAAACTTAAGGAAAGCACGTGGTCTCTCTCAAATAGAGCTCGCTGCAAAACTGGGTGTATCCCCTGCTCTTATTGGAATGTATGAGACTGGACAACGAAAGCCGAGTTTCGAGATGGAGGAGGCCATCGGGGATTTCTTTAACGTAAGCACGGACTACTTGCGTGGAAGAGAAAGCGGTAGCGAATATTATTTAGATCCCCATGTAGCGCAGCTGGCGGAAGAAATGTCTACCAGGCCCGGTCTTCGCGTTCTGTTCGATGCATCCAGGGACCTGTCTGAAGACTCTCTCAAGATGTTCGCACAGATGATAGATACATATAAGAAAACTAACCCTGACGGTTAAATACACATTTAAAAAAGGGGGGTATGATGGATAACTACTATATCTATTTGGTCCCTATGGCTGGGGACATGGACGAAGCCGTTCTGCCTTGCCAGGACGGATACACTATATACCTTAACCAGGATCTAATGGGGGAAGATCTTATCAGAGCTTACGAACACGCCGTTTTCCACATAGAGAATGGCGATTGTTATGATGACACCAGGACCGCAGCTGAGAAGGAGATGAGAGCCCACAGGCTGGGGTATTATAGGGATATGACAGGGGCGTAGGTGCGTTGCAAGCGTACTTGCTTCAATGTATAAAAAACTTTTGGATCCTATTGCATTTTGTTAAATGCTTTGCTATCATAGGGTTACAACTTATGTTGGTATAGTGCCTTTGGCAGTAACCCTCTCGTTATAGGAGACGTGGCGAACCCAGAGGCTTTTGTTTCATATAGGAGGTTATTATGAAAAAGGTGGCTGTACTAGTTGATGGTGGTTTCTTTAGAAAAAGAGCAAACGTTATATATGGGGATTTGACGCCCGAAGAATTGGCAGGCAAAATGATTCAACAGTGTCATGACCATGTCACCCACAAAGGGAAACAACCGGAGAATGAGTTATACCGTATTTTTTACTACGATTGTCCTCCGTTGGATAAGAAAGTCGTTCATCCGCTTACCCATGAACAAGTAGATTATTCTAAGCTCACGACTACAAAGGATACTCAATTATTCTTTGATATTCTTAGGCAAACGCGAAAAGTAGCGCTTCGACTTGGTAAACTATCTGGGACTGGATCTAACTATATTCTACCAGCTTATAATGTTAAAAAATTATGTGACGGAAAGCTAACAAAGGAAAATCTCAAACCTGGGGACCTTAAACTCGAGGTCCGTCAAAAGGGTGTTGATATGCGAATAGGTTTGGATATTGCATCTCTCGCATATAAAAAACAGGTTGATAGAATAGTGTTAATTGCTGGTGATAGTGATTTTGTTCCAGCGGCCAAACTTGCACGCAGAGAGGGCATAGATTTCATTTTGGATCCCATGTGGAATCAAATTTCACCTGATTTGACTGAACATATAGATGGTCTTTTCACGTATGCAAGCAAACCTAAATCACTTATCCAAAAGGAAAAAACAAAAGCAGCAAAGGCGGAATGTGGTGACGAAGGCTAAGAAGCTACCTTACTATAATTATGAACCTTGAAAACCGAATAATTTGCCTCTTAAAAAATGCGTAAAATACGCATTTTGTTATTGACGATACGTAAAATACGCACTATAATACAATCGTAAGGAGGTTGAAGCTTTGAAGAGACGAGACCTTATCAAACTGCTCGAAAAGAACGGATGGATTCTTATCAGAGACGATGGCGATCACACAGTCTATGGTAAAGATGGTCAGATAGAGCCGATACCACGGCACAAGGAGATCAAAGAAACCACCGCAAAGAGCATAATCAAGAGGAGAGGGCTTAAATAAAGCCCTTATTCCCATAGGTAAAGAAAAGGAGAAAAAGGAATGAGAAGTGTGTATCCGGTAATCTTTACTCCGGAAGATGTCGGTTACTCAGTATATGTGCCTGACTTTGATGTCAATACACAAGGCGATGACTTTGCAGAGGCTATGTATATGGCTCGTGAAGTTATTGGGCTTATGGGCAATATGCTTGAGGATAACGGATCATCTATGCCTTCACCTTCGAAAATGGATGAACTGACACATGCGGAAAATGAATCAGTAGTGCTTATTGATGTGGACTTCCTGGATTATCGCAGGAGACACGATAACAAAGCAGTAAAGAAAAACTGTTCAATTCCCAACTGGCTTAATGAAGCTGCAATGCAGGCCGGCTTGAACTTTTCGAAAGTGTTGCAGGACGGACTAAAAGAGAAATTAGGCCTTGCCTAAATGTTGACCGCTCCCCGGTATGCGGTATATAAAAGGCCGTGGAACAAATATCACGGGGCTCCTTCACTTTGGAGCCTTTTTTATTACGAAAGGAGGTACACTATGGCTAAAGCCAAAAAACTGCCTTCCGGGAATTGGAGAGTACAAGTATTCGATTATAAAGACGAAAACGGTAAGAATCATTATAGATCATATACGGCCCCTACAAAGGCGGAGGCCGAGTACATGGCAGCCTTCTTCAAGAGGAACAGACCGCCCAAGGAAGAGCGCAGAGACGCTATGACTGTCGGAGATGCCATTGACCAGTATATTGGCCTCTGTATCACACTGTCTCCTACTACGATCGCACAGTACAAGAATATTCGTGAGCATGGATTTCGGCATTTGATGAGTGTCGATGTCAACGATCTGGATGACATCAAGATGCAAGAGGCAATCAATATAGAGGCAAGAAGACCCAAAGAACGTACTAACAAGCCTCTGTCTCCAAAGACGGTTAAGGATGAGTACGGCCTCATATCATCTGCGCTTAAAACGATCTGCAATATGACGTTCAACGTGAAGCTTCCTAAGATACAGAAAAACCAGAAGACTCTTCCGGATCCTGCTTACATAGCGGCAGCTATCAAAGGGACTCGAATAGAGATTCCTTGCCTCCTTGCTATGTGGCTTTCGTTCTCAATGTCAGAGATCCGGGGATTCAAGTGTTCGTCAATAAGGAATGGCTACATTTACGTGGACCAGGTAGTAGTCGATGTCGAGGGAGTGGCGACTGAGAAAAAAGACGCTAAAGTGCAGACCAGAAAGAGACGGCAGGCAGTCCCGGATTATCTTATGAGGCTCATAGAAGCATCTGAACCCTGGAAGCAATACCTGGATGGAAAAGATGGCCCATTAGTGCCCATGACGCACAGGCAAATATATGAGCCCTTCACAAGACTAATGAAAAAGCAAGGCATCGATATGACCTTCCATGATTTGAGACATGTATTCGCATCTGTTATGTTGACCAAATTGCAGATACCTGAGAAGGTCGTACTTGATGAAGGCGGTTGGTCAACACCGCATGTAATGAAAGCCGTGTACTCTAACACTTTCAGTGACTCCAGGAAGGATGCCGATAAGGCAAGAGATGCGTTTTTTAATGCTCTTTTTGAATGAAATATCACACAAAAATATCACACGAACCCTTAAACTCCTTGAAAATCAAGGATAGTCCACAAGTTCAAGTCTTGTACGGGTCACCAAGTTGAGCGGTTCAAATGAACCGCTTTTTTCTATGTTTGACATTATGTGATATATCACATATAATTAGAGTGTCAGATGTTTCTGGAGATAGAAAGGAGAAGAAGCATGCCGACTATCAGCTATTTCTATGGGATAACTATCGTAATGTATCTAAAGAGCAAGGAGCACAATCCACCGCATGTGCATGCTATTACACAAGATTTTGACGCACCTTTTTTGATATCTACAGGAGAGATAATGGAGGGCGACTTCCCTCCAAAAGCAAAGGCCATGGTGAAGGAGTTTATTCTAAAATATCAGGTTGAGCTGCAGAACATCTGGGATACTGAACAGTACGTCAAACTTCCGCCATTGGACTGA